ATGGAGGAGAAACTGGCACCCCTACAAGAGAAGGTCGGGGATATGGAGTGGGATCTAAACAACATTGGAGCTCGAGTGAAGGAGGTTGCTCTCCAACAGGAGCTAGCCTCCACGAAGTTAGCGGCCCAGATGGCTGCCCAACTGAAAGAAGCAATGGCAGACATGAAAACTCTGTTTCTCAAGGAATTGGAATGCCACTCCTTGAAGTTGGCTTCTCGAGTGTCCGATTTAGAGAGGGCGCCGTGTCAACAAGATCAGCCGCGGTCCAGGTCGCGACAGCGCAATTCCCCGAACTCGGGGAGCTCTCGTGGCCCGAGCGCGGATCAAATGCGGAGCTCACGTCCCTCCTCCTCCAGGCAGGAAAACATAAAGTCACCCAACCTCCAAGCAACCTCATCGAAGCATGCAACCGACTCGTTGATCGATACCCGCAGATACAGGCCGATCCAAACCTAAAATATTGGGACGAGTTGGCCATCAAGAAGCGGATCCTCGAGATTATGAAGCTCGAGGTCAAACACGAAGCCTCCCCTGGAGTGCCTTTCGCCGCCTTGGCCGTTACTAACGGTGCTTTGTTTGACAGTGCATCCAATACAGTGCTCAATTGCGCTTATGAACGCTTAATGCTGTTGGCCGGTAAGGCTGACATATCTAAAGCCAGTGCAGTTGACTTAGTAGAGCAAGGGTACTGCGACCCAGTCAGATTATTTGTTAAGCAGGAACCCCACAGCCGTCGAAAGATGAGGCAACGCCGATATAGATTGATATCTTCCGTGTCAGTGGTCGACCAGATCATTGAGCGGTTGCTGTTCGGGCCTCAAAATCGACTGGAGATAGCCCTCTGGTCTGAGATTCCATCAAAGCCCGGAATGGGACTTTCCCTCCAAAATCAGGCTCAGAAGCTCTACGCAGATCTCCGCATGAAGCATTCCAAAGAGAAGGCTGCTTGCGCAGACATCTCGGGATTCGATTGGTCCGTTCAAGAATGGGAGTTCGAAGCTGAGTTGTATATGAGGCTGAAA